CCTTCACATTAAGTGCCATTTCTCACTCCTTGAGTTTGGTCATCTACGAAAGAAGTATAGCACATTTTTAGAGTTAGTCAAATCAAGCGTTATCGCGCCATATGTTTTTCTTGCTGTTCACGGGGGTGATCGTCTGTTTGCTGGACGAGGTTTTCACGCCATTGAACACGCTGCTGGTGGAACTCGTGCCGCCTACGAAGGGTAGGCCCTCAACCGTCCCGCTATAGCCCTTGTGGACCATTTTTACGCCTTCCTTGGAGCCCTCAGCGGTGTTCACCCCGAAGTACTTCACCAGAAAAGCGACTTGACCCTTGGTTTCCACTGCCTTTTTGCAATAGGCGTCCCGCACATACTGGATGGCGTTCTTGTCCCCTGTCATGTACATGACCAGCGCCGCCAGGAACATCCCGGTACGGCCATGGCCCCCGATGCAACCGGTGTGAACCTTGCGCCCCGCAATCAATTGCGCAGCCGTCCACTCCACCAGCTTCACGAAGTCGGCGGGCTTCGGGGGAATCCCCCCGTCAGGGATCGGGAAATACACTTCCGTATGCTTCATCGGCTTCGGGTCTTCCCATGGATACTGAGGCGGCGTCAGCTTCATGGTCCAGTCAAAGCCTATATACACGTCGGCATCCTTGGCCACGGGGTAAGCACATGACCCCCCTTCGATTTGGTAATCCCCGATCTTCAGGGCCGGGTGCGATTCAAAGCACCGCTTGACGTTCTTGAGGTTGTTCTGTTTCCACAGGGCGAATTCCGGATCGTCATCCCACTTCTTTACGCTTTTTGCCATGGTGCACTCCTATGCTTTAGCAGTCTGATTGGTCGATTTCCGGATCGGCTTGATGATCTGGACACTGTTTTTCAAGTCAACGTCATACCAGCCAAGGCTTTCACCCACAGGGGCCTGTCCCGGCTTGCCATGCTTCTTGGTCTGTTTCTCTTTCTCAGCCTTGTATTTCTTCAAGGCTCCAAGGGCTTCCACCTTGAAGTAATCCACATAGGTGCCGAACTCGTCGGGGAACATATCGTGGTATCCCTTGACGATAGAGTGCAAATCATCTGGCACAATACTTGACGCAGCAAGGCTATCCGTCCGGTCCATCACATACTCCAGCACTTGGCCGGAACGTTGAATGTCCAAGATTTTGTTGATTTCATCCGTGTAGTGCACGTACAAGAAGCCTTTGTTGAAGATCGGGCCGTTGTTGTGGGACAACGTGTAGGCCGTGTCCACGAGCATTTCCATCGTGATTTCACCCTTGACGAAGCGATGCAAGGTCCGGGCAATCTCGCCCCACTTCTTGCCGCCGTAGCCGGATGAAAAACTCAGGTTGTCGAATGCTTCCATCATCCACTTCGTATAGTCTCCCAGCATCATGTTGGGGGTGTTCTTTACGAAGTGATCTGCCGCTTGGCTTGACCCTTTGCCCTTGATGGAACTATGCCAAATCTTGAACTTTGGGCTGGTATGCTCAGCCACAGCCCCGCCGCCATGCCGTGTCTCACGGGTGCAGATGATCAACATGTAGTAGAACATGCGAGCACCCTGCAAACTCAGTTGTCGGGTATAGGCGTTCATGATCTTGTCGGCCCACTCAGGCAGGGACTCATTCTTGGTGAACTTGCCCTTGATCAGCGCCGCCAAGTGGTTCAGTGCATAGAACTTGACAGCTTCCGTATCCGGCAACACATCCCCCGCCTTTTCCTTGTAGCCTTGATAACTCAAGGTGGTGTTGGGCACGGGAACATCGGCAAGGGAAAGCTGTTTGAGGTGGGGAATGGCTTCGTAATACGCAAGCGTTCCCTTTTGTTCATATTTCATTTGGCTTCACTCCTTGAATTGCCAATCACAAGAGGGAGTATAACTCCCCCATTTCGGTTTGTCAAACGAAAAGTGATTCGCGTTGCGTGCGGAAGTTGCGGTCGGTCAAGTTCAATTTCAGGCGGAACAGGGACTTCAGCTTGGCAAACTTGATGGTCCGCTTCAGATCAGCGTCGATGTGGAAGTTCATGACGTAATCGTACTGCTCGTCCGTCTCCACCGCGTGGGCGTAGTAATGCTCCCGCACATACTCCACCGGGTTACGGATGCCCCAAGCCTTCGCCAGAACGGCCAGGAACAGGCCGGTGCGCCCCCTGCCTGCCATGCAGCCAACGTACAGCTTGCGGCCCGCCACGATGTGGCGGATGGCGTCACGGACCCCTTGATTCATCTGCACCTTGGGTGGCGTCTTGAAGTCTTGGGTCGGGATGTTGATGTCGCACGGAATGTTGATTTCCTTGGCCATCTTCACGAACACGTGGGTGTGCGGGTTCTCGATGGATGGGCCTCCAACGACTTCAAAATACTTGCCTCCCATCAATGGGAGTTTGAGAGTTCCTAGCATAGCTACTCCTTAGAAAGTTGGATTTATTTACGTTTTGGTGCAATCCGGTATAGTACATGCACTTCCCCGGTCCAGCCACACCCCTTGCAGCCTTCCCCCTCACAGGGTTCATGCTCGTCAAAGGTCTCCATTTCCTCAGACCCTTGGTGGACTTCCTTTGGGACTTCCCAATGAGACATATTCATCACCAGCCCGGTCCCGCTCTGGATGGAGAACAACCAATGGTGGAAGCGACGGTTGCCCCGCTCATTGGTGGCGGGGGCCGCATGGGTCACCATATGCTCCAATTCTTCTTCGCTGATGCCTTCTGCCTCCAGCACCCGAAGAACCTTCTGGCTGTAGAGTTGGCTCATTTTTTTCGCCCCACACGCTCAATGAAGATGGAACGGGGCGCCTCAAACGCCAGCCGGGAATTATGGTCATGCTTGCGCTCGTCTGACAGGCCACAGGACAGGAAGACGTTCGGGTAAATTTCAATCCGTTCCTCGTCTGTCACGATGTAGCGCTTGTCACGGAACAGCACTTGCACGTGCGTGGCTTTCGGTACGTCCTCCACCAGCAGTTCGTACTTGTCCACGATAATCTTTGTCCCTTGGGAAACACCAATACTGAGGGCCATCATTCACTCCTTAGATTAAGCCTAGCAATTCTTTACATGCGGAAGTCGCCGCCCATGTACTGCCTCCGGTGATGCCACGGCGATTGGTAATCGTGACCACCAACCCCTTGGACCGCAGGATGGTGAGGTAACTGGACACATCCGATACCGTGTACTGCCTCCCCGACAAATTCAGTTCCTCAGTCAACTCGGCTGAGGTGCTTTGTACATTTGCCGCCAGCGTGGCCAACGTGATGTACAGGTTGGAGCCCCGCTTCGGCAATTTGATATCCGCCCCCGTATCCGTGTGCTCGATGATCACGGTTTCCAACGTGGTGGCCAGCACCTTGTGGTATCCACACAAGCACCGCAAGATCAAGTCATGCTCTGTGCGCTGGTAGTACGCATTGTTGGATGCACACTTGGGACATTCAGTACGAGGGGACATACCCGAAACTCCTTTTGGGGACTTTCGGGTATTCTCCTATATTTCAGGACAGCAATCTAGCTATCAGGCTACTTTTTGATTGGAAGCACTCATCTTTTTCACTGTAAGCCCCCAGCACGCCGCACTTTTCCCCGGCCTTGGTCTTCAAATCCATCAGCTTCATCACTGCCGGGTCCAGGCCACCCACCCAATACCCGCCATTCGCCATCAAGAACTGCTCCAGCTTCCCCGCTCCGACCACCAACTTCAGGTTGGGGAACCCCACATAATCACCGGAAACAAACACCGTCAAGTTTCCAGTCTTCGCCAGGGGGGAAGAGTTCAGATTGGACAGCAGGGAAACCACTTGGACATCCATCTTGGCCCCATGCAAGTAGAACATGCTGTTGAACTCGTTGACGATTTCTTCGTCGTGGTCCGTCAGGTCAAGGAACACTTTCGTGCCTTTGGGCAGCTTTGCAATCAATTGCGCCAAGGCTTGAGGGTCGGAAATGTAGATGTTTCCGTTGATCAGCACTTTGCTGTTCACCACCTCACCCACGGGAACAACGTTGTTTCCAAACAACAGTTCATCGAACCGCTTCAGGGTCGGGTTGCCACTTCCCTTCACCACCGGGACCGCAACATCCCAAATCCGCCCCGTGGAGCCATCAAACGACACGGTGGAGCCTTCAGGGAACAGGCTCAGGGGTTGACTCACCCCCACCACACAAGGCTTGTTCATGCCCCGTGCCACCACGGCGGCGTGGCTGGTTGCACCCCCCTCCATCGTGATGATCCCCACCGCCGCGTACATGCCTTCAATGTCATCCGGGGTGGTCTCCTTGGTCACCAGAATGCACGGCTCCTTAGACTCCTTTGCCGCCTCACTGGTCAACACAACCTTTCCCGTCACCACACCCGAACATGCCGGGATGCCGGTCATGGTAGGAACCTTGTTGAAGGATGGGTCGATCAGGTCTTGGTTGGCGGCATCGTAAATCTTCCGGCTCACACGCTTCAGGGCCTCTTCCCGGCTCAGCTTTCCTTCTTGGAAGTAATCCACGGCGATCCGAACAGTGGCCATCGGGGTCCGCTTGGCGTTGCGGGTCTGGAGGATGTACAGCTTACCTTCCTGCACCGTGAATTCCACGTCTTGCACGTCACCCTTCAGGTCTTCCATCTTCTTGACGTTAGCCAACAACTCCAAGTAGACCGAACCATTCCAGTCGGCCATTTGAAGCAGCTTTTGTGGGGTCTTCACACCCGCCACCACATCTTCTCCTTGGGCATTCACAAGGAATTCTCCAGTCACCACAGCACTTCCAGTGTCCGGGTTCCTAGTGAACAGCACACCAGTGCACGAGGTCTCGCCCATGTTTCCGAACACCATCGCTTGCAGCACCACGGCAGTGCCCCACTCTTCGGGGATGTCATGCATCTTGCGGTAGAACTTGGCACGCTCGTTGTTCCACGACTTGAACACGGCTTCGATAGAGTTCAGGATTTGTTCCTTGGCCGACGTGGGCACCTTGTCCAAGCTGTATTGCTCCTTGGTCAGCCCCAGCACGGTAGCGCAATACATTTCCTCCAGCCGGTCCATGCAATCAGTTGCACAGGCCGCTCCCAGCCGATTGGACCAATCCACCACGTTTTCAGGGGCCAAGCCCACATTCAGGATAGTGTCCATCATGCCGGGCATGCTTACACGAGCACCCGACCGGACGGACAGCAAGGGCATGTAACCGAACTGGTCAGTGAAGAATTTGACGAAGCTGTCGTAATGCTTCGCAATATCCTTCATCACCGTCTTGGGCTTCTTCATGTACTCAACGCACACAGAAGTTGGGATGATGATTGCCGGGGGAACATTGATTCCGTTGTTGGTCATCCAAACCAGACCGTAACCCTTGCCACCCAGCGTTTCCGGGTTGAAGGCTTCAGCAGGAACAGGAGACTTGGTATCGTAGAAAATCATTTCTCACTCCTTGAGAATCAAAACACAACTATAGTGTACGGGACTTCTTGGGATTTGTCAAACCGTTCTTGGAGTGTCCCAGCCCGTGGCTTTTTCCTTTTGATTCCCCTCAACCATGCCCCATCCGAGTTCGCGCCGGATTTGCTCCGGGCTGGGGGGCGGGGTTTTACCGTTGATACGCTGCTGCATGTAGTCGTGTACCTGTTCCTTCGTCGGTTTGCTCATGGCGGTCTCCTCAATTCAAGTTGAACTACGGAAACTACTTTTTATCACTTCGGAAGGTCTGTGTACAGCTTGGCGGCGGCTTCCACGTGTTGATACAGGTCAATGGCGGAAATACCGACATACACCCCTAGAACAAGGGTGATGAGGATCAGGACGAGGGAGAGAATTAATTCACGCATTTTGGGCCTCCTAGGTGGGGTTTCTTGACCCTTGAAGTTTAATCCCATCTAGGAGGTTTGTCAAATGCTGTTGTTTTTAGGTCTTAGCACGTTGTACAAGACTCTTGGCCTTGCCGCGTTCCTGGGCAGCTTTGAAGTCCTCTTCGCTCACGCCGTCAAAGCTCATGCTCGGCAGGTAGCCAATGGTGTTGAAATCGCCATCTTCGATGCACTGCAACAGGAACTCCTTGTTGCCCACCCGTTCACCACCCTCACGGCTGTAGATGCGCTCAAGGGCTTGGCTGTAGGTTTCGTTGTTGGTACTCATGTTCACTCCTTATGGTCGTTTTGCTACAAGCTTCGCCTTCTGGCCTTGCGGGACGTTGTTATCCCACACGGACCACGACGAGAAATATCCATCATTCACCAATTCTTGGAAGTTCTTCTCATTATCTTTGTTCCCCGCAATGATTTCCAAGGGGACGTAACGGGGCTTCCTTCCGGTTGCACGTGCCATCGCACGCTGTCCAGCAATCTCCGCTGGGAGGTGCATGTAATGGCCTTGTAGCTTGTAGCCATAGCGGTGGGCCGTGTCCAGCGCACCTTGTACCCCTTTCTTGCTTTTCATGGTCACGTCTTGCACCATGTTCATGCCCCGCATCAACGCTTGGTACAGGATTTTGTCCGTCAGCATGCTGGACTCTTCGTGGAACAGGGCTGCGTTCGCCCCGTTGTAGCCCGGCAGCTTGCCCTTGATTTCGTCAGGGTCCAGCACCTTGAACTTGCCAATGTCCTTGATCGGAGTGGTTTCCGGGTTAGTCAACTGACTCTTGCCCGACCCACCACGGCCACCTAGTGCCACGAATTCCGGGGCCACGCCCTTGGGCGGGACGTATTTGTCGGCGTCCGCAAAGAACTCGTCCACGATCTTTTGGTGCAGGGCTTGGCGCTCCGGACTCCATTCATAGATCGGGTTTCCAGCCGAATCGGTTCCCTTCTGTGTGGCGTACTTCTTGACGGTCTCTTCCCCGCTGGCCAGGGCGTCCGCAACCTGTTTATCGAAACGGTCAGCAGCATCAAGCTGGTCTTGGGGTAAGTGCGACTTGATTGCCGCCACCACCTCACTCACCGGGCGGTTGTCCCGTGGGAAATTGCCGATGTTTCCCTTGATGCCGCGCAAAGTCTTGCGCCCATGGGCCGTGCCAGTAGGTCCGCTGGACCCACCCGAACCACTCGTGAACTGCCCGTTTTTGGCGTCGTGATTCGGGTTGAATTTGAAGACCTTGGCGTACATGGCTGCTCCTTATTTTGGAGCCTTAATTATAGGCAATGTTCAGCGCCGAATCTACCTCGTTGACTTGGGCCAACAGGACTTTGCCTTCCTTAACCCGATCCCACCGTTCTTGGGTAGGTTCGCTTTTCGTCATCAGCCCATATAAACAGCCGGTGACCGCCGCCACACTGTCTGAATCCCCCGGATGGACCGTTGCCACCGTGAACATGATCATGGGATCGTCAGAGTGGTGCAACAGTGCCCACAGGGCCATGTTCACGCACTCAATTGCGTAGAATCCGGACCCTAGTTCCGTTATCTTTTTCGCCTTGGCAATGAGGGGTTCGTTGGTTCTAAGAACGTCCAGCGCAGCCGACCCGTGGATTTCCAGCATACGGGCGTACTTGAACAGCTTACGTACCGCTTCGTCGCTTTCCTTGGAATCGTGAGTCACCTTGCCTGAGTATCGGGCCAGCTTTTCCGCTTGATCATCTGGAAGGATGCCGCACACGAACGGCAGCAGGCGCATCACGCTGCCACAGCCACGGGCGTCATTGGGTTTGCGAACCCCGTAGAGGTCGATTTCCCCCATGGATCGCATCGTGGCTCCTCCCGGCGCCATATAGCTATACATTTCCTTTGGAACGCCTGGAACCTTACGCCCCACCAATTGGGTGTGATACCAGTTCAAGTATTCCATCTTGATCAGCTTTTGGGCAAGGCTTGGGCTTTCGGCTCCAGTCGCCAAGTAGGTTGCGATGGCCCGCAGACCGAAGTAGGTCATTTGGGTATCGTCACTGATTTTGATCTTGGAGTCCCCCAAGTACTTGCGTACGTAGTCCATGGATTTGGGGTTCTTCTGGAATTCAAATTCGTAGCCCATCGCATCACCCACGGCTTGCCACATCAGGGCGCTACGTAGGGATGTGACGGTTGGCTTGCAATTGATTGCGCGGTGTTTGGTCATAATTCACTCCTTGAGTTATGAACCAATTCTAACGCAGATGTAACGGTTTGTCAAACGTTCGTATATTGCAGGCCGTGGTCTCCGGGGTAGGGCTCCCGGTGGTCATCCGCCCCCATGATGATCAGGGTGGGGATACCGTCAGGAAAAGCTGCACAGGTCAGCGCGGCCCGGTTGAACCGCGTGCACGTGGAACAGGCGTTGGTCATCAGGAGACCAAACTCCTGTTGAGGTTCCGCCTTCAGGGCGAACAGTTTTTTGAACATGATCAATCCAATTTGTCAGGGTGCTGGCCAATGATGTCCACATTGAAGTCGATGTGGCTGCTGTACTCCGATTTTGTGACACTCCGGATAACGTAAGTGGTGCCGCGCTGGAGGATGACTTCGTGTTCCCCGGAGTTGTTGGTGACGTGCTCCACCCCCAACCCCTTGGTTCCCTTGGGGGCACGGATGAAGAACGATCCTTCACCTTGGGACGCCGCCGTGGAGAACGTGCCATTGAAATTCTTGTTGATCGTGGTGGAGCCATACGTCGTGTCACGGTAGATTTTGCCCACGAACGTCTTTTCCAATTCCTCTTGGGACATGGAGTGCAGCTTTTCCGTCGTCATGCCCATTTGCGAAGCCAAGAACTTGGTCGGCAAGTTACGGCGCAGCATCAGGTCACGGTTGATAGGGTGGCCGGTGGCTTCATCCATTTGCTTCATAAACAGCTTCTCACTGGAATTGAGGGCGTGAGGTTTCTGGCCCAGCATCTTGGCTGTCACCGCCATGCCGATGGCCTTGTTCACCTTGTAACCACTGGAGGTGTAATCCTTCACGGCTGTTTTGGCACCAGACGACATCCTGCTGTATTTTTGGGTTTCATCCTTGAAGAACTGAGTGGCTTCACCGCTATAGGGGTCCAAGAAGGAGAACGAACGGTTGTCAAAGTCCTCCGTCACCTTTTTGGCTTCAGGGATCATGGCCTTGAGTTCCTGGTGGAACTTGGCCAACCCCTTGCCGGTGGCGAAATGGTTGGCGATCAGTTCGTCGGCCTTCTCCGGAGTCATCAAGTTCTTGCCGATGTAGAAGTCCTTGTTCTGCTGCACCGCAGGATCAAGCTTGCCGTCTGCCGGGGCGCGCGGATGGGCCCCTCCCAAGGTCTTCATGAAGTCGGCTTCCGCTTCCTTCTGCTTCTCCTTGAATTGATACTTGGCATTGTCCTTGGCCATTTCCTCGTAGCCGGTCAAGGCATATTCATCCAGCCCCAGGCCCATCGCCTTTTCCTTGGCTTGGGATGCGTTCACCTTGGCCATAGCGAGGGCTTCCGGGCTATGGGTGTACTGCGCCATGTGCATCTGTTCCACGGCCTTCTGGTATTCCAGGCCAGCGTTATACGCCTTGGCTTGATTGATCTGTTTCAAAGTGGAGGCGATGTTGTCGCGCTCCGTAGGCGTCAAGTACATGCCCAGTTTGTGCTTGGTGGAGATGTTCATCCCGGCATGGCTGAACAGTTTAGACACTTGGGCTTCCGCTTGGCCTTCAAATCCCGGTGCCGCCTCTTGGGCGATGCGCACCATTTCCTGATACTTCTTCTTGGCGGCTTCCTCTTCCTGAGACGTGGCGCCATCCAAGATTTCAGCACTTGATTTCCAGTAGTTGGCGTTTGAAACCTTGCTTGCCACTTGGTTCATGTCGTAAATATGGTTGTCCAAGGCATCGGACACTTTGTTGGGGTCGAATACCTTCTTGGGTTCTCCATACTTTCCAAGGTCGGTCGGGGTAGTCCAACCACCGCCCACCGCATCCTTGGAGATTTTCAAGTCTTCCAAGTCCTTGGCGACTTTTTCCTTCTCCCAATCCATCAGGGGCAGGCCCAGCTTGTACTTGGAAGCGTAAGGTGCGTCCAGGCTTTGTGCCCACTCCAGTGCCGCCATGTCCTTCATGTCGTGGGGGTAGACTTCCATGTGGGACGCCACCACGTTATGGAAGGCATTCACAAGTCCCTGTTCCTTGGGGGTCGGGGCCTCGGTGTACTGCTGGGACTTGCTCTGGCTGTCGTGCGTGCCCAACACCGCTGCGTTGGCGGTGGTCAACGCATTCTGGTCGGCCTTGTACTGGTCCTTGGCACGTTGAGCGGGATCAACATGGGTAGTAGTCCGGTCGGCGGCTCCAGCGAAGGGATCACTGTGTTCTTCAGGCTTGGCCTTCGCGTTGGCCGCTTCAGCGTAGTGCTTACCCCACGTCGAAATGAAGTGCGCGCCGCCATGGGTGGCAAACCGTCCCAACTGGTCGTGGTAGGGGTTGTGCTTCAGGACTTGGGCGAAGCTGAATTCAGCCTTTATGATGTTCGGGTTCTTGCGGTCGTACTGGCCGTTGTTGCCAGTAGTCGACTTCAGTTGGGTAGGGTCGAAGACAGCCAAATTCTTAACCCCATCTTCCTTCACGTACAGACCGTCGAATCCAGACTGCTTGATGTAGTGCAACACGGTGCGGTCTTCAATCGCAGTCCAATCACCGGCTTTAATCTTCTTGGTTTGGGCGCTGCTCAACATAGCCTTCGCCGCGATCAGGTTCACATGCTTCTTGTTCTCAAAGTCAAACGGGTTCGATGCCTTCACATAGACAGGCATTACGGACGCCCCCTCAATGATTGCCCCGTTCTCATCCTTCAGGAACTTTGAGGTCCATTCAGGGTCAGGGCTAACAAAATGCACTCCACGCGGGTTATCCTTGAAAGTGTCAAAATCTGCCGTGGTGGCATGGTACATGACCTTCGGGTTGCCATCTTCACCTACTACCTTGCTGTCCCCGAACCACTCTTTAAAAGCAGCACTGCTCGGACCAGACGTAAATTTTCCATCAGGGCCATGGTTAGGGTTGTGCTTGAAGACGGTGGAGAACAACTCCGACTTGGTGATGTCCTTGGATTGATAGCCCTTTTCCTTGGCGTAGGCGTGGGCAGCAGCCATCAGCTTGTTGTGCTGCATGTGGATGCGGTAGATGTGGATTTTCTCGTTGGGACGAGCACCAGTGACCTTGGCAGCGACGGATGCCGCCCAGTGGTGGTGGCCGTCCACCACAAACCCTTCTTGGCTCACAAGGATGGGGTCGTTGTGCTTCTCGCCCGCCAGAATCTTGCCGTAAAGACTCCCCACTTTGCGCCCATCCAGTTCGTTTTGGGTCGGCTTGAGAGTCGTGGGGTCAACGTATTCCGGCGTGACGTTGGCGTGCAAGTTGGCGATGAACTGTTCACGGTCGGCACGAGGGATTTGAGGCATATCAATGCGAGAAACGCCCAAATTCTCGTTTCCACCAAACGGGGTCTTGCCGTCCACCTTCAGGTGCATGATGTTCGGGTGGTCTTCCCCCGCCGCCATGCGTGCCAACACACCACCAAGGGAGGCAGCGGAGCCCGCCGTGAACCGGCCCTTGTCGTCATGATTCGGATTGAACTTGAATACGTTGACGAAGCCTTCCAGCTTGGCTGTGTCCGTGCCCTTGTATTCCACGGGTACGTCCTTGCCCAGCACCACCGCCATGTTGTAAGCCTTCAGGGCGTAGCCATCGTAGCCCGACTTGACGATTTCAGACTCCATGAAGTTGGAGCGCTCGGTCTGGTCGGGGATGTCGCGCATGCGCGGAATGATCTTGGCCGGGTCTTTCTTGAAGTCGTACAAGTTGGTCAGCTTGACAGCGTAGACGTGCTGGCCCAAACCCTGCTCCTTGCGGGGCAGCTTGCCGGACCCATCATTCAGGTAGAAATAGACCCGATTCTTGATGTTGCTGTCGTTGCTCTTGGCAAGACGTGCAGCTTCAGCACCCTTGATACCGGTGCCGTAGTGGGATGCACTCAATTGCGTGAGTCCGCCTTCACGTCCGTAGTGGATGAGGTCGGCGGATTCGGCGTCTGGTTGTTGGGGGCGGAGGGAAATTCCTTTTCCTTCTCCACTGCCGGATCGAACGGAAGATTCTGAAGGTCCGGAGTTGCCTGAGGTGAATTGTCCATTGCTCGTGTCATGGTTGGGGTTGAACTTGAGAACCTTGGAAGCTTGCGCAATCAATTGCGCGGCTGCTCTTTGCTCAGCATTTCCTGCGCCTCCTTCAGTTCCGCTTCGGTCGGCTCCCGGCCCGTCAACTGCTTGAACAGCTTTACGAGCGAAGACACTTCCGAATCCGGTTTGACCAAATGCAATTGCGGCTTGTCCATCTTGAATCCCTTTCAGCACACCGGACTTAGCATCCGGGTTGACGGTGACAGACTTGAAGTTCTTCAAGTCGAAATAAGCGATCTGGTCTTTCTCCAGCGCCAGCTTGGTGGCCTCCTCTTCGGAATGCTTCACCACCGACACGTCCAGAAACACCATCCCGGATGCCGGGTCGTGCCATGCACCAATGAAGTGGTCCGGTTGCTTGAACACGTCCCGATTCTTCAGGTAATAGTTCACCACGTCCTTGAACTGAAGGTCTTTGGCAGGCTTGGCAAACGACTTCTCCGGGTAGGGAGACAGCGCATATCCCTCGGACGGTTCCTCTTCGGTGGTCGGTTGATAGGTGAATCCACCATCCGGCTGGCCGATCCGGTTGAACATTTCGTGCAAGTGATTGCGCGAACCACCGGAGATTCCAGTTCCTTGGGAGGCGAAGCGCCCCTTTTCATCGTGGTTGGGGTTGAACTTGCGCGCAAGAATAGATGCAAACATGGGCTATCTCCCTCATAAGTACCGGGGAGTATAGCCCATTGGAAACTACAAAGGAATCAGGTGGTGATCTTGTCCAATTCCACCCCCAGCAAGATGGCAGGGGTGCGGCGTTTGGGGGCTTCCCGCTTCTTGGTAGGGTATAGCACTGAAGGGTCACCCTTCTTGTAGGTACTGTACACCCCGATCTGTTCCCCCGGCTCCATCACACGAATGATTTCAGAGTACAGTTCAGCGGTCTCGCCATCGAACACGTGGGCCACCCTCACATTGAAGTTGCCGTACTTGTTGTCTTGCAAGGCACCAAAGGCATTCTTGGAGGCCCGGTTGGGATTGGTACTCCGGGTCACGACTTGGACATTCCAGTTGTCATCGAAATATGCGGTTTTCACGTTGTACTTCATAGCGACTCCTTCGTCAATAAAACTCTACGGTAACCCCAGCCGACTTAGCTTTCGTCAGGATTAATTTTTGATCCCATCCAGCAGGGAAGGGTATGTTGTTGGAAAAATCCACGGCATCCTTGGCTTCCTTCAAGCCCATCCCAGTGATTTCACGAATAAACTTGATGGCCTTTATCTTGTCAGAGTTGGCGTGCAGAGGCACTTGGAAATATTCCTTGGGCGGGATCGGTAGTTCCTCCGGACCACCAATCTGTATCTCAGCAAACAGATTGGATGGGTTTCCAACATCCATGGTCTGGATGTGGATTTGACTGATGATGCTCATGTATTTCTGAGGGTCGGGGATGTCCTTCATTGCTGGCAACAGGTTCAGCAGGTAATAGACATCCTCATCCTGAAGGTGGATGACCTTGCTCATGAGAAAATCACGCCGTTTTCCACCCGCAGGCCCACCATACGGGCAAGGTCAGCCACAAGCATGTCCTTCGGGGCATCATGGCCACGCGCCATCAGATTGTCGGCAATGAAGGCATTACGGTTGAAATGGCAACCGAAATTCAGGTCGTTGGCTTCTTGGACCACTTCCGTCAGGTCGGTGCGAAGGTTGGCAAGATTGATGCGGGGCTTACGGATTTTGAGGGTTGTACGGGTCATCGCTCACTCCTTGAGTTAAAGAATTCGGGGACCGGAAGTGAGGAATCGAACCTCACGCATCAACCGTGGTCGCCACGGCAGCTTTCCCACTTAGCTATTCCGGCATTGGAGCGGGTAGCGGGAATCGAGCCCGCGTCTTGAGCTTGGAAGGCTCCAACTCTACCATTGAGCTACACCCGCGTTCACCACAAGAGCTATGGTAGCCTCTTGCGGTGGGTTTGTCAAACTTTTTTACGCATTTGATTGCGTGGTCAGTTTGAACACAACAACTTCCTTCACCGGATCGAAGAACCACTCCACGTTGGTCACGGTCACCCCATTCGGAGGAACGAACGCTTTTGCATACTCCTCCATCACGTCGCTCAGGGCCACATCGTGATAGGCCGATCCGGTCACCACCACCGGCTCAGGAACGGGCTCAGGGGTGGGTGTGGGCTCAGGTGCAGGGGTGGGCACAGGATCAGGCACGGGTGCCGGTGTCGGTTCTGGCACAGGGTCAGGAACCGGGGCCGGGGTTGGCGTCGGATCAGGCGTAGGAGTCGGCGCCGGATCAGGTGCCGGTGCAGGCGTCGGGGTGGGGTCAGGCGTTGGAGCCGGGGCCGGGTCGGGGGTTGGCGTTGGGACTGGCACAGGATCAGGGACGAACTTCTGCACGATCTTCACCACTAGGTAGGCCGGGTCTGTGCCGAAGAAGGTATTGCTGGCCGTGAAAGTTCCAGAAACGATTTTCAGGACCCAGGACGTGTTGGCCCCGTACCTCACCAGGGTGTTGTCATCCACAGTCATGGAGTGGCCTTCAGAGCCGATGGTCACCCACGTGCCAGGAACGGTCGGTGCGGGTACAGGGGTGGGGGTTGGTGTGGTAGTGGTCACAGTAGGAAGGTCCGTAGGGGTGGCGGGTGGGTAGGTGGTCTCCGGGCCGAAATCGCCAAGAGAGGTGGGGGCCAGCAGCGGTGCGTGCGACGGGAAATAATACGCCCACTGGTATGCCTTGCCAGCGGCGCGGGCCGCGTCGTGCTGGTCGTAGTACGCTTGCATCTTGGCGATGGCGGCGTCGATGCGGGGGTTCTGGTTCTCAGGGAAGTAGTCCTTCCGCATCTTGAGGTATTGCATGTACAGGTGCGGGGCTCCCTGTTGCTCATCGCAGCGCCCGTTATACATTTGGGTGAAGTTCACCCACTGTTGCAGTCCATCATAGCTGGACGTGCTGGCACCCACCGGCATCACCGGCCAAGTGGTATCGATCCACTGCTTCTGTGCAGCCCAGCTTGCCGGGATATCGGAGCCGGTAAAGGTGGTCTTCCCCGATCCGAGACGCGGGTAGTACGAATCCCGCATGTCTGTGTCCATGACGTAATCCACCACCAGCTTGTCAAGGCAGATGAGTTGATAGTCAAGGACGAACTGGCAGATTTGGCTGCGCTTGCGCAAGGCCGACCACAGCCCAAACTGACGCATCATTTGAATCACTTGCACAATATATAGCTGGAGCGACCCGCCGCGAACTTGAAGGGTGTTGTTGCCATTGGTATTGGTAACCACACCCAAGTTGCGCAGTGCCACGGACTGGATGTCCTGTGCGTTGTCCACGAACGCTGGCCGGTAGAGATTGGTGAAGATGTTCTCCAACTCGGCTTGGAACCGTGCTTCGATCTCCTCTTGGGTGTAACCAAGGGGGTTGGTGGTGGCAACCTTCCACTGGAGGGTGAGGATGCGCCACCGCCATGCTTGGTCCCGCATGCCATAGGTTCCGGTTGCGGCGCTCGGCCTGGAGTCGCCCAGCGAGCACATCCAATGCATGTTGAAGCCGTGGGTGGCGGCAATGGCGTGCAACGGGCTGCTCAGCATGATCGCCATCCATGCATGATCGTCGTAGCTGTGCAGGGAGTCCCGTTGGTGACCCCCGTAGTACATATAGCCTTCCGGGTCGTTGTTGTAATCCCACCGGCCTTGTCCATTCGGGATGCCGACAATATCGATGGTCCTGTCCGGTCCCCGTGGTTCACCCATGGAACCGTATGGACCACCTCCGTAGTAGGCGCCTTTCAGGGTCCAGGCTCCCGCCAAGGATTCCGCCTTGGGGATGGTGGCGAACGTCTTGGCGTCACGGATGAAGTGGATTGAGTGGTTGAAGCACGCCAACTCCCAGTTGTCCATCAGCACGCGGATGGGGACATTGCCCTCCGGACGCATATAGTTCTGGTCGGTGGCAAAGATCGCCAGAGGGGTGGACATGGCGGCACGATCAAACCGCTGCCCACCCTTACCCGTGATCCAGTCGTGGCCACTGATGGAGCCCGGTTGGAACATGAACCCACAGTTGCGGTAATACGGGTAATGGTCACGGTTGGAGAACGCTTGGGGGTCTCGTGGACGCGACTCGTACAGGCTCAAGTACGGCGAGTCCTGCGAGATATCGGCCTTGAGGGGGTAAGGGGGCATTACAAACCAATGGTTCTGCGCGTCGAGTTGGCCCCCGTTGACATTCTTGGCCAGGGGGTTATACGGGTTGCTGCTCGGCCCCGCCTTGGAGAACCCCTTGAGGTAGACGGAGGGTTCCACGCCGGGCAGGTATTTCCCCGCATAGCTGGACAGGCGGGTCTGTGTGTTGCGCCACGGGAGCAACATGCCGCAGTTCCAGCGGGGCATGGACGGCTCGTCGTTAGTCTGCGTTTCCGCCAGCAGGGGGGAGTTGATGGGCAGGGTGGGCTTGTCGTTGAAGGCTTTCCACTCGTGAGTGAACACGGGGGTGCGATCCGGGGCGCCGTTCTTGTAGCCTTCCACCGTGTAGAAATTGATCTTGAAGGGTGGCAGGTTGGTACGGTCGGCCACGTCGGCATTGTCGCAGGGGCCAAACTTGTAGGGCCACGTCGTGCTGTCGAGGACAGGGCGATCCGCCTTGATGAACGTGTCCATGGCCGGGTAGCTTTTCCAGCGACCGTATGGGACGAACGCGATCCCGATTTCCTCAAGCTGCACCGTTCCGGAAAGCGTGTTCTTGCTGGGGGCTATCAGCAACAGCCCGCCCATTTCAAACCGCTTGGCCGGGTCAGGGTTGGTCCACTTGATGGTGCTGTCAAGCTGGTAGATGGCGAAGTCGCCTTTGTCTTCCCGCATTTCCGCGTCTTGATACACCCAGTCATCTTGACGAGTCGCAGGGCTGAAGCTAGAAACACCGACCACAAGGGGATTGTCGTGGTCGATCCAGTCCACCAGTTCAACAATGGTGGGTGTGCTTGACTGGATCAAGTTTTCCAACGGGTTATACGACATAACGCTCTCCAAAAACACTGCAATCAATTGCGCAACTCAACTGCCGATGCGCCCAACGATGTCATCTGGATGCTCGCCTATGAGCAACACCCGCCCGGTGGGATGCCATGCATTCGGCTCCGCACGTTTCCCTTTCTGCACCGTCCCCCGTGCACTGAAGTGGCCGAAGCCACCCGTGGTCAGGATTCGGGCAGTGTCCCCACGGCGGGTCTTGTAGGTCCCGGCAGTGGTGATGAGGACAGGCAGATCGAAGAGGCTCATGGGCGGTTCCTTTCAGTAAGTGGCAAGAAGTTCTTCAACGGCTTCGATGATCGGCTGAATGGCCTTTCCCGTTGGCAGGGTTTCCTTTTGTTCCATCAAATACCCGTGGAGGGTGGCATAGAAGTGCTTCGCCTGCGGGTGGGTCTCCGCAACAAGCAGTTTCTTGGCAAGGCTGAGGGCATCCACCAGATTGATGATCAGGGCGCTTGCCTGCCAGCAGTGGTCTTCATCCCGCAAGTACCAGAGGGCTTTCTGAAGGTCTTGCTTGGCCGTTCCCTTGTCATCCCGGCGCATCACGTACTTCAGGGCGTTGCCCATGTTGAAGGGCAGCAGTCGGCACAGGCTGATGGCTTCAACACCAGAGGCGTGCGAGTTGTAGTGCTTGGGGTGGTTGACCATTTCCGGCTTGACCGGGTCCTCGTCACACTTCGGGTATCCGCAATGGACGTTGTGCAGTGGGCATCCGCCCGGCAGTGCTTTGTTTGGGCAAGTCATACCCGGCCTCCGATTTCAAGAATTTTTCTGTATTGGATGTACCCCTTGAGATTGCCATGGAGATGCGGGTTCTCCCAGCCTTGGCCGTCGATCCAACGATCAGGCTTGCAAGGGTGTTCGGACGGGCTGGCGTGCATCGGCCTGGACATCACCAGCTTGTCGTGCAACTGGCAATCCTGCGTCACGGACGGGTCTTCCTTGGCGTGGGTCAGGTAGCTCACACGGGCATTGCGGGCCGTGGAGACCTTCACAAGCGTGGTCGGTAGGAACAGCTTACGCTCCTTGGCTCGGACGAAGGGGAGGTGCCATTGGCCGGGCCTGAGGCGTTGGGGCGTGCTGGCTCTGACGGCTTTTTCGATGGCCTGTGCCAGTTCACGGATTTCCGGTTGGGCATCCGGGTGGTTGCGCAGTTCCATGAAGTTGGACCACTCGGTGGATGTGATCAGGACCGTGATGTACTGCCAGGGTTCCAAGATACGGTTGGCGACTTGCTTGTGCAGGCCAACTTTCATCATGCCCCAGGCCAGCACACAGGCAACCCGGCCCGCCAGCTTCCACAAGGTTTTGGCCATGGCCAGCTTGAAGCCGGTCAGTTGCTTGTTGGCTTGCATGCCAGCTTGGTTTGCACCCCAATGGATCGGCCCAGCCGGTTCATTCCATACTTGCTTGAGCATTGTCTTGACGGGGATGGCGCGGCTGGAGGATGCGTTGCGCGAGAACACGCGGTGGGTCATCAGTTCGGCGTGGATTGCGCGCCAGTAGCGGCAGGCAACGGTCACGACGGGTGGTGCATATGGTTCGGGGGATACACTGTGCTCGATAACTTCGACAGTACAGGCCATTTCCACTCCTTAGGAAGAAAGTCACACGGATTACGAACAAGAAGTGTGACAGTCTACCCGGAAATTTTCAAGTGGAAACAGGCTCCTCATCAGCGAATTCGGCTGCAAACAACAGTGCCAGCGTCACTTCGTCGGAATTGTTGAAGTAGAAGCAGGGGCGGTTATCCGGGGTGTATAAATCGGCGTATAAGTGCTCGGCTTTTCTGCCCAACGCTTGTTGGGTGAGCCACACGGCGGCAGCGTGAATGTAGTCGCTACCGCACCTCTTGAAATTGGGTTTCTCACTGACGAGTTTCGCGGCTTTGATCAGTACGTTCCTCACTGAAGCGCGGTGCGGCATGTGGGTCCCCTTTCTTGATGCGCTGTCGAATCGTGCGGGAATGATGAAGAGTGGAAATACCCACCCAAAGGTACAGGAGGATGGGCACGAACGCAAGGATGAGTAGGGGTTTCATCAGAAGGCCACCAGCCAGAAAAGGTTGGCCACCAAGCCAACGTGGGGATTTTGGGGAAAGAAGTGGACGTACAACAACATCACGCCCACCACCAGTTTCAGTAAAATGACCCGCTTGTGCATGCGGGTCAAGCGTTGGAATTTACTCACCACCCGCAGCATAGTGTTTCCTCCCTTCCTCTTCATCACCGAAGAACCACCCCAGCACCATCACCACCAGCAGTACAGCGGCAGCGTAACGATAGTGGCCGTGAGCCTCAACAGCAACCATCCCGAGGTAAGTGGCGTGACCCACTTCATGAGCCTTGTGCACGCCTACCTTGCACACCGAGTACATACGACCGTGCAGGCCGCTCGTCGTTACGATCATCGTCATGTGAACTCCTTTCACTTATTGGCGTTGATTTACTGTGGCTTCCGAGCAACAGCGCGGTAGCCTCCTACGTTGTAAGCCAGTCCATAGTTGGGGACCGGCTGAGGTGCCACCGCCTTCACGGCAGGCTCCTCATCGATCACAAAACCGATACGACGGGAAGAGTTGGAATGGGCTTTGATCGGTTCATCCACGACAAAGCCAATACTGCGGGAAGAATAGAAGTCGGACATTTTGCTCACTCCTTGAGACTTTTGATTTATCGGAACCACATGATTAGTATAGCACTATTCTCCGGTTTGTCAAAGACTTTTTTCCAGTGCTTCAGGGTTCTTAAAGGCAACCCCAGCGTTCAGCAGGGCATTGGCTTTCAGTGCAGCCACCTCCGCTTCCAACTCCTTGATGCGCTTCTCAGCGGCAAGCTGCGCTTCAATGGGCTGGTCGGAAGCACGGCGCCGGGGTGACGACTCCCCCAGCAGTTCATGTTTCAGGGCTTGGGCGAATTTCCAGATTTCAAAACCTATAAGGCCCACCGCCAACTTTTGGTTTTGTGGCTTCGTGGCGTTGTATGTGTCGAACTTGCGGGCAAATTCCAACACGTTGTTGTACGAGAAATCGAATGTGTCTCCAGAATCATTAGCGCTCATGACAGACCCCTCCAATAGTGACAGGCAACTTTCCAAGAGTATATTTTCCACCTTTTCTGGTCAAGATGCCTGTTGTTTGTTGATTCATTTAAGATTTACCAAGTGTTTCACCTCAGAAATTTCTGTGCAATTGATTGCGCAGCTTATAGACGGCTACCACGCTCAAACCACACCGGCAAGTTCTCCAGCAGCATCCGGGCATACGGTTCTTCAGGCAATTTGAGTTCCTTCAACAAGGCTCGGAACTCCAGTACGGATCGTTCTTCCGTGAATGCCTTGACTTTGGCAGTGGTATCCACGGTCACCACCGCGTCCTTGTCCTTATAGGTTTCCTTGACCCAATTGATATATCTCAACACGAACTCCAGGTGGGCTTGCTGTTCCTTCCAATCCAGCGGGGTTTGCAGGAAACGGAATTCAAACGTGTATTCCTTCACGTCGTCATCATTGTAGCCATGGTGCTTGAGCCGGACCATCCGACGCTTGTCGTTGGGTAACCACTCCGGGCTGACGCCTTCATTTTTGCCATAGAACAGCAGGGCGGACTTGCCTGTGCTTTCCAACCGACCGAAAGCCCTCAACATTTCCATGTTGACTTCCGGGGCCAGCTTTTTCATCTTGGAATCGATGTCTTGCAAGTCCTTTGCGTAGCTATGCGTGGTCTGATCATCCGGGTCGTTGAAAATCCAGTTAAGATAGGGACGGTTTTGGATGTCTCTCATGGTGTTCACCATGTCCTTCGTGGACATCCCACCCACGTGGATGTGTCCTCCACCAGAAATCGTATCCTCAACGTGAGATTTCAGGCCGAAGCGACTAAAGGCGTCCGTCACCGTATCGTAGAACTTCTTGGCCTCACCCCAGGTCTTGAGGGGTTCACTGGAGACTTCCACAGCCTTGACATCACGGTCCACGTCGTTGGTTTTCTGCTTTTTGTAGCGCAGCAGGTCACGTACCAACCGTGCCAGATAGGATGCTGCTGAATCACCAAAGCTGGAGCGTTCCCCTGCCGTCAGGTCGGGCATGGCCGTCAGTTCAATGCCGATGGTGTAGCCCAGCGGTGTTTTGTCGGAGTGGGTAACCTCACGCAGTGGTTCTACTCCTACAGGCAGAAGGGGCCCAACGAAGTCTTCCGGCGCAATTGATTGCACGGGCTTCTTACGGGTACGGCGGGAAGGGCTTACCGGGGTGGGTTCAGCAGCAACTTGAGCGGCGGACGAATCGGCTTCGTTAAACAGAACTTCCGCACCCCCATCGTTCGTCAAAATCCGTGCGGCACGGCGAAGAACGTTGGCGTTAAAAGGATTTGCAAGATTTGGCATCGTTCACTCCTTGAATTCGATGTTGGTGCGGGGTTATTTAAAGCGGCCCCGCTCACCGCTTTCAGCCTTGGGCGCTTAGCGCGGTTGGCTGGCTTTCGGTGCTGTGGTTTTGGTTGCCACCGGCTTTGCTGCGGTCTTTTTGGTTGCGACCGGCTTGGCGGCGAGGGTTTTTGCGGTTTTCGTAGTTGCCATTTTACACTCCTTGGTTTGGTTTGAAATGGGGAATTTAATTGCTGGGAATCCCCGTCACCCTACTCACATTCCGGTCAATGCGGGGGGCTAGTCCCCGGTGTAAGCATAGCCCTTGCCTATTTCGTCTTATCTCACTTAACTCATCCCCAGTTGTGGGGGCTAACGTTATTTACGCATAGCAGCCTCCCTTTGTCAGTTGAACGCACACCAGTATCCGGTGGCCGCGAGAACACCCGTTATGCACGCCACACGTGCCGTCAGCATCAGCAAAGACCCGGCCATGGCAATCTCTTTGGCAATCGACAGATATTTCTTCATTCCGGCCTCCTTTTTATCAATTTCTACTCACCACAAGAGCTATTCTAGGCTCCCTTTTTTGGTTTGTCAAATAGAATTTGAACATTTTGTGTGTCTCAGACGCGCAACACTCTTATGCGGCAATTCCGGTCTCATGCGTGTGGTCCGCACCGGCAAGTTTCTGGTTCTTGTCCTCCAGCTTCGTGGATTGGATCGACGATGGAATCTTGACCAGAGGAATCTTATACATGCCCCACACTTCACGGCGCTGGGTCAAGCCATACACTACCCCTGCCACGGCATCTGAACAGTCTTTCGACAGATTGGGCGGGTGGTCGATCTTGCCGGACTTCGTGTCCCGCTCCAACGCCACCATTTCAAGGCGGCACTTGGCGTGCTCAGGCATCATCAGGCGGGCCGCGTACACGGCTGACTTGGTGTAGTCGTATGGCTTGTTGTTGATGTCCATGGATTGCTCGCCCACGATGAAGCCTTGCTGGCGCAAAATCTGCTGGCTGTCCTTGGACTGGAAAGAGTCAAATGTCACCCACCGGACGTTGAGACCATGCTTGCGCAGGGCGATGATCAGTTCCCGCACCTTCCAGAATTGGATTTCCGCGTTCTTGGGTGGGGCGATCTCCAGCACGCCATCAATCCGGATGATCGGCATCACCGCGCCGTCAGGGTCGGAGGTTTCCGGTTGAAATCCCACCACCGTGCCAATCGCCAGCCCGGCGCTGTCGCCCGTCAGTGCCAAGTCAACGTGCACGAAGCGGGGCAACTCCGGGCGGTAAAATTCCCCCTTGCGCAGCCCGATCTTGTTGGACACGAAGTCCGTCCGCTCACAGTTGAAGATGGAGTTGTGGCGCTTGAAGGCCCGGTCCAGGTGATGCACCTCAACGAAGTAGGGGTGACGGGCAAGGGTGGAGATACCGGCAATCTCGCGCAGGGCGTTGATGATGTCCTTCTCAAAGTCTTCGTAGAAGTCCATGGGGACGGCCACCACCAAGTGGCGGTCAGCGTCATCCACGGTCTCGTCTGCCTTCAGGATGCGGGGCTTTCTCGCAAGGTCACCCGCGAAGACGTTGAAGAATCCCTTCTCCGCGAACTGTTCCGGCTTCACGTCCCACACGCGGCGGTCGTAGATGTAGATCGTGGACTTGCCCGTTCGGGCGATCTCGCGCTTCTGTTCGTCTTCTTTCGTGTCCGTGAACTGGCCGGGGTACTTCTTGGACGAGACCAGACACAGGATGCCCGGCATCTTGCCGCCCGACATGAAGCGGGATTTCCGGCGCCGGGCGATGGAGTTGTACAGGGCCACCGCTTGGTCATACGTGCCAGCGTCCACCGATTGCTTGGACTTGCTGGTGACGGCCATGTAGTTCAACTCGTCGATGATGCCGCCGATGACGTTCTGGCCGATGGCGGCAGTCTCCTTCCCTGAAACCGGATGAACTTCGATGCGGTTGGGAAAGACGAGCTTGGACTCCATGTTCTTGTCGAACATGAATTTGGATCGGAAGTACGGACTGCCTTCCACCATGTCGCGGAAGCGGTTGTAGTCCACCCCCTTGGCCAGCGCTGCATTCAGGGATTGGAAGATGAACAGAATCTCCGACGACGAGTCCAGTCCAAACAGCTTGTGGGGGCTCTTGAGACAGGACAGCAGGTACAACTGATACGCGGTGGTGTACAGGGCTGAAGTCGTCTTGCCAGAGCCAATGCCCCCGGTGAACACGACTTCGATGTACTCGCCGTTATTGATTTCCTCCAACTCGTCCATGATGCGGGGGTAGACGGAGTTGGGTTTGTTGAGGAATTTCTCTGACTCAATGAACTCACGGATGCCAACGGGCTTCCACTTGTAGATGTCCCGGTCTTTCAGTGCACTTGATTGCGTGCCTTCCAGCTTGGCGGCGATGTCCTTGAGGATGTCGTGGTAGAACGTCACCCGCTCATCTTCGCTGGGGATGGATTGACCCAAGTCCCACAGTTGATCCGCCACGGCCCAGTCGAGGTTGCTCCGAAGAAAACCCCGGACTTCAGCCTCAAACTTGGCTTCAATTGACGACATTGTTTCCCCCTGCCTGTTTCGACTTGATGTTGTCGATCAACTTCAGGGCGTCTTCCATCACGTTCTTCTTCGTGGATGCAGCCTCTTTCTGCTGTTTGTCTTGCGGGCTTTCGGTGGGGACCGCCGCCATGCCCAACGCCTTGCGCTCCTCTTGCATGCCAAGTTGCAGCAGGGAGATTGCGTCGGAGGTCTTCATCTTCTTGGGGTCGATATGCTGGAGGTGTTCCAGGGCTTTCGCTTGGGCGACACGGGCCACGTGGGCTTGGCGGAGGCGGATGTCCATTTCCGACAGGACTTGCATTTCCATGATGCGATTCATCAGGGCTTCCGTCTTCTTGACCCGCATTTCCTCCAATTCCTTGTTCCAGCCTTCCGACCAAGAAATCTGGCGCAGGCTTCCGTAGTTCAAGCCCATGTCTTCCGACAGTTTCTTGAGCGTGTACGGTTCCATGCACCCTTCCTTCAGGTTTTCATGGAAATACTTCAGCTTCGCTTGCACCCAATACGGCGAGCCGGTAGAAGTCTTTACCTGTTGGGAGTCGTCCACCAGTTCTTGGACGATTTCCTCAGCGGGCTCCGCCGCTGGAATGTTTATGTTAAGTGCCATGATTGATCCAATTGCATTGTCGAATGACTTGCGGCGATCCTACCCCAAAAACAGGGGCTCGTGTTAGTTCACGTTATAAATGGTCCACTCAGGGAAGAACTACGACCAGCCCCGACATGGCGGACGAGGCAATGCAGAAATCGACAAAAGCATGGGTACACTCCTTGAATTTGACGGCTGCGCAATCAATTGCACGGCCCGCGAAGGAGTTCATTGTACCTAAAATATTGCTGATGGGAAGGTTCTGAAAAGAAAAAGCCACCCGAAGGTGGCTTAGGTGTTGTTAGTCTGGATTATCGAACGTATCCGCGATAGGTAAGGCTGATTCGTCCACCCATGCAATGCCCACCCTTGGGGATGCGGTGCTGATGGGTATCTTGGAAGCCAGGAGGCATAATGCAGGCGCTCCCGTGGGGCAGGATCACCTTAGTCACTGCCTCAGGCTCGGACTTTCCGGTGCCCTTGCACGCCCCACAGGGAGGTTGGTATTCACTGTCATAGATACCAGTGCCATTGCAGGCCACGCATTTTTCCTCACCGGGAATCTTGCGGAACCAGATTTCACGTTCTTGCCCCAGCGTCAGAATGACAATCGGCTTCTCGTCATCCATTTCGGGGGAGTTATCCGAGTGCCACTGGAGCGAGTCCGAGTGGTCAAGGTAACGGTTCAGGAAGCACGTATCGTACTGAGTGTGAGCTACTTGCTCAGCAATTCTATGCAAGAGTTTCAGAGACACCGCGTCATGGGGTTGACTCTCGTAGGTCCTTGCGTACTCTGGTTTCCCATAGCTGTACGGCAGGCCATCAAGATTGTAGTAATACTCGCAGCGTGGAACCTTTTCGTGGCGAATCCACGCGAGTTCCATCAAATCTTTCATGAACAAGTCCGGATCGTGTACGGCTTTGGACATGATCAGGACACCATTTTCTAACTGTTTCGGCATGGAATAAACTCCTTACGCAATCAATTGCGCAATCAGTGGTAGGTCAGGGTGCAATCACGTTTCCTTGCCACCACACTTGGACGCCTGCCACTTACACAGACGTTATGTTCATACAATTCGGGTGGGTACTCATCCAGTAAGGATTGGATTGCTTCAGGAGTCCTCAGCCATTCCATCATGTCATCTATCGACTCAAACCTTCTGGCCACCACTTCAGACTGAATGTTTCGCATTGATTATCCCTTTGGTTGTAGTTGTCGGATAACCCGTGCGGGTTCAGTGGTAGTCGGGGGTTAAGGCCAGCAATTCCTGCTCGGTCAGTTTGAGTTTTTTGATTGCGTCTCCCACTATGGAACACAGTGTCTTAAACATGATTCACTCCTTGGTCATGCGGTCAGCAGTAAGGCGAGGAACCACAAGGAGCCGAAGACCGCCATCAGCCCCACCGCCTGAAATATTGAAAACAGGATGAATTTCGGCAGGCTCATTCCGGTTCCTGCCTCCACCCACTCCAAAAATTTGTTCATGACCTTCCTCAAACAGTGGCTTTGGACATCGCAGCGGCCACCTCAGTGTTGGCGAATTCCTTGGTGATGTCGATGCCTTTGGCTTTCATTTCCACCACGTGGCGGCGACGGCTCACCGACAGGGGAACGGGTTCGCTGTCCGCAGCGTTTTCCACCAGCATCATGCCCTCAGGGACGATGAAATCGAAGCCTACGGTTCCCACATACAGTTCCGGGCGGTCCACGTCAGCTTGGGCTTTTTCAGCGCTCAAGTAGAAGTCGCCGGGGTGGAGGTCAACGGTCCCAGGCTTGCCAAGGCGGTGGAACCATCCGGCTTTGTACAAGTTCATGTACAGGCGGACATGTTGACCAGCTTCGTATGCGATATTTTCCATGGCCTCACTCCTTGAGATAGATTGGAAATCAACAAAAACCACCAAAATCGCTTCAAAATCATCACTACAGAACCAGTGTATCACACTTCAGTAGTTTGTCAAAGGGATTTTGAACTATGTTGCATCTTTAAGGCTAATTCTCATAGTAACTGCAAAAACACACGTTGAACAGCTTTCAGTTTGGCAAATCCAATCGTACAAATCTGTTCCGAAAGGAAGGCGCCGTTCGGTTTTTTATCACTCGGTCGGGACATCAGGAGTATCGGGTTCATTTTTCAGTCCTTTCGCATGAAGGTTCATCAGCAGCAGTACAACTTGGGATTCCGGGACCACCACTTTTTCGTCTGCACCGTGTGGCGATTCCGCAATTTTCTGGTCTAGGTACTTGGTGGCGGCTGAATCTTCACCAAACACCGCAGCCGACATGGCACGGTGGTATCCGAGTGTGTCTTTTGGGTAGTTCATGATTCACTCCTTTCTTCTGAGTAAATCTAGAGCTTGGGTAAGGCGGTGTGCCACCGTTCCAAACCGTATGGATTCGGACATATTCATTTCGTTCCTAGCGGTGTTTTGCAGGCTATATACCGTCGTTAGGTGCCCCTCAAGGGCCTCTATGAGATTGTCAGTCAGCAGTGTTTGTATCCGTTCGGAAGTTGCTTTCATGCTGTCTCCTTGAGTTAAACCACACTCCACAGCGCCCCCGAAGAGGCGCTACAGGCTGGGGTTTAGAAGAACAGGGCATCCAGCCGGTATTTGCCACCACCCGCCAGCACGACATAGAACAGGCTCACGAGGTACAGGACTTCGGGCAGGTACAGGTAATCGTCGATCCGGTCTGCCGTATCAATCGGGTGGTAGCTGTCCACCTTACTCTTGGCTTCCGAGGCACACGCCACCAGACAGATGATCGACAGGACCACGGCAGCGAACGGGGCGAACAGGCCAAAGGCCACCATCAGACCGCCCATGAACTCCCAGCCCGGAACCCACCACTCATTGAATTTCGGGAACGGGATTTTGTCGTTGACCATCGTTTGGGCCAAGTGGGCGTGGCGCGTAGCGTTGAACAGCTTGTGGTAGCCGCTGATTGCAAAGAAACCACCGATGGCCACCCGCACACCAGCAGCACCCAGGTCACCCGCATTGAGACCGTTGACGGCGATACCACCAGCGAAATTGATCAGGTCTTGAAAGTTTTCCATATCTCACTCCTTGAGAAAAAACTTCAATCACAAAAACAAACCCCACGTAGCTATAATAGCACAACCGTGGGGTTTGTCAAAGTGATTTTTTACAGCGAAACCAAATCGCAACCGCCAGCCGAACAGGCCAATTCCTGCGATCCCTTGGTGCCGTCTTCCTCTTCCACCATCATGCCCCAGTTCAGGGACTTGACCGATTCGGCGTACATCTTTTCATACGCTTCTTGGTCGATGGTTTCGTACGGTGCTTGCTTGTAGGTGCCGCCGTCGTACGGCAGGAAGGACACACCGGAGATTTCATCGAAGTGTTCCCACACCCAGGCGCCCACGGTCGGCCATTCCTTCTCCTTGACGTAGACCGTGATCGACGGCTTGTGCTCGCACCAATAACGCTGGTAGGCCAGCCACAGTTCAAGGTGCTCGATAGGGCCGATATCGTTGCGGGTGCGGCATCCATCCGGGGCCTTCTGCGGGAAGCTGAAGATCACGGTGGTTTCCGGCTTCATGGCGCAGGCTTCGTACGGCACGCCTTGGTCGATCATGAATTGCGTAATCGGGTCCTTCTTGTCTTGGCGGATGCGGCGGATGTAGTAGTGGTCGTGGCGCGGGTGGATGCCGGATGCACTGTCCACCAGTTGCGACACGGTTCCGGACGGCTTCACGCAAGTGATTGCAGTAGAGTGCGGCACGCCAATGGCATCGGCAAACAGAGCATTGGTCTCCACCGCCACCAGCCGCAGGTATTCCAGCGTGTTCTTCAGTTCGTTGCCCACCGTGGACATCATCGTGTTGTCGAGGATGCCCGTCATGGACACGCCCAACAGGCGTTCTTCTTCCGTGTTCTTCTGCCACACTTTGCGCAGGTAGGGGAAGTTGGTCAGGCTGGATTGGAAGGTGCCGAGAATCGTGGCAAGGCGGACTTTCTGCGAAAGGGTTTGCACCGTATCATCGGCGCGGACCACCACTTCGGTCAGGTTGCAGAACTGGTAGGGGCGCAGGATGATTTCGCTGCACGGGTTGGTGCCGAACTCGTGGTTGGGGTCACGACGGCCATTTTCTGCCGCCTTCTTCACCGACGCTTCCCGGTTGAAGATACCGCGCTCACCCGACTTGGAGTTGTACAGGGACAGCCACTCACGCATGAAGGCGCCCACTTCCGGCTTCTCGGTATAGCACACGGAGTTGTTGGCCAGGGCCCGTTGGCTTTCGGTTGCCCACCACTGGCCGGACTTGGCTTCCCTCATGCGGTCGTCGGACAGGTTGGACAGGGATATCATGGCGCTGCGGCGGACGCCTCCAACCACCACCACGTCACCGATCTTGCACATGATGTCATGGCATTCAATGCTGTTCAGCTTGCGTCCCACCGCTTGTTGGAACTTGCCGACCACGAAGTTGAAGAGTTCGATCAGGGGTTCCGGACCACTGGCACGGCCCCCGAACGTCTTGAGGCGGGCGCCAGCCTTGCGGACGACGGAGGTGTCCCATTTCGGGACTTCGCCACTGTACAGCAGGGCCACCAGTTGGCGCAGGCCACGTGCCCAACCTTCCTTGCTGTCCGCCACGTGGATGACGGTGTTGCTGGGGGCCAGGGTGTCGGGGACTTCGGGCAGTTTGTTGATGTGCTGGCGCTCCACGGAGAAACCCACACCCGTGCCGCACAGCAGGATGAACATCGCTTCGTCGAAAGCCTTGGGGTCGTCCACCGGCACGTAGGAGCAGTTGTATCCGGCAGTGTTGTCACGCTTCAGTGCTTCACCAGCAGTCATAACCGCTCGCATGGACGGCATGGTGTTCAGGCCGACGATACCAGCGAACAACTCTTCGCGCAAATCATCAGGTAAATCGTATTGGTGTTTTTCTTTCAGATGTCCAGCCATGAAATCCAGATAGCGATTGACGGTTTCGGGCCAGTGCTCACGGCGATTGGCGCTTTCGATGAACCGGCAATAGCGGGACTTGGCAATGACTTGCTGGTAAAGGTCCATGTGAATGGTCTTTCAGAAGAGAAATTGTTTTGGGGAATTACGATTCTACGCCTGTTTTTTGTTTCTTTGGGATCACATAGCGTAAAAACGACACCCTTGTTCAACAACTTAATTAGGGTGCAACTTCTTGCGCAATTGATTGCGCAGATTGGGGTTTCCACTCCTTGGGTACTTCACTTTACGGCATTGCCTTCACCCGCAATTGCACCCGCATCCCGGCGTGGTGATTTGCCTTCATGGT